GATCCATGTTGGCGGGCGCAATCTCGGCACTCTCGAAAAACTCAAGCGTCAGATCAGCAAAGTCCAAACCATGCTTGACGATGTTTGCCAGCCGCTTCGGTTCATCCCATGTGATCAATCTGTCCATGATTATTGTATATACAATAATGAGGGTGATTGCAATAGTGTATATACGAAAATTATGCGGTTTTCGAGTGAGGGTTCGCGATGATTGAGCCTATCGCCAAGAAGCCCGATGAAACGTGGCAGGAGATGAATGACCGTCACAACTCTGAGCGCCGGTCTCGTTTGTCAGAGCTTGCTGATGAAGGTCTGACGCAATCCCAAGCCGCCAAGGCTTTGTGTATCACGAAGTCATACCTGAACAACCTTGTGCACCAGAACAAGATAAACTGGCCTGTCCTTCGGCCTCGGCCCGCGGTCCGGGGGAGAGAGGTGCACCCAATCGAGTCAGGGGCAAAACTTGCGAAGACGATCTATGGTTTGATGCAGGACCGAAGACCGCGCACGCGAGGTGATATCTTTGTGCGCCTGCCTGATACACCAGAAGACACTATCCTCAACCAGCTTAACTGGCTGGCCCGGAATGGCCACCTCAAAGTCAGTGGAGAGGGTGAGACCAAGATTTGGGAAATGCCAGACCATGAAGAAACAGCCCAGGATTAGCGGCGTCTATGGGCATGGCCCTGATATTGAACCATCCCCGGACGTGAAGCGCCAGAAAGCGCATGAGGCAAAGAGAGAGGCGTGGCAGAGACACGGCGTGCTGATGATCGACCCGGAAGACATAAACAACGATTGGGACAAGCAGCACGTCATCAATATCGCAGAGCAGTTTTATGGCAGGAGAGGCAAGAGTTGACCAGTAGACGAGAGGCGCGGCGCAGGCGAAAGGCGGCGAAAGAGCTTCCCAAACTAGCGCCCGTTGAGAAACCAAAACAGCATCGTGTTGATGGTCGTTTCGCAAGGGATGAAGATCCCCGCGAGGTGGCGCTGACTGCTCGTACAAGGCGGATGAGCGGTCTATCCATGAAAGACGCTGCCGACCCCATGCTGACGTGCGAGCTGGGCTGTGTGATCCACTCCAAGTGCAAACCGGATGAAGCGGCGCGTCTTTGGTCAGTCTGGCAAGCCTACTGCGCGGCTGAGCGGACGTATCGCATTCGCATCATTGGCACCACAGGCGATCCTCAAGGCGCAGCGATCCAAATGATCCCCGACACCCTTCAGGCCGATCCTTCTTTCCGGGCTGATACCCGCACAGATGACGAGAAAGACCGGGACGCTGTGAACAACTGGATGCGCTGGCAGGGATATTTGGGGCATTTGGGTGCGCGCGAGGCGAGTGCGTTGCGTCAAGCTGAAAGGGGCACAGGCAAGCCTCTCTGGGCCAGCAACCGCGCCACTCAAGCGGGCTCTTATGCGTTCTCTGCTTTGCGTTGCCTCGCGGAGATTACCCAAAGCGAAAGAAAGAGGTTTCGTTGATGATTTAATGGGGCTTAAGCCTTACAGTGAAGCCATGCGGCTCTCAGATGAAAAGGGTAAACGATGATTTCACACCAATCTCGCAGTCATGAAGAGCGCGTTGATGAAATTCTGCGGACGATCAAAGACGAGCTGTTAAGGGCGGAAGGGCGGACCTTAAGTATCGACATAAGGCGCAGCCAAGTGTTCGAACTTGTGGAACTACGTGGTGGGCGTATGGAGTTCGATACAGGCGAGCGAATAATAACGGTTCAGATCGGCCCAGATAAAAAGTCAGCGCCGTTACGATGATGAACCTTTGGCCACCACATCAGTGCCGTGAAATCATAGACCGCAGAAAAGGCACTGTCTGGCGCAGACACTGGATATTTGGCTTCAAGGTTTGGGATCGCACAACGCCCATCAAGCCTTGGGAATAGGCCAAGTCATCAGCAAGCGCAGTAGCGAGCTTCTTCATGCTGTTCGTCCACTAATTGTTTCACCAAACTCAGACTGCCTTTTGTTGAGCGGCGCTTCACCGTGAGTATAATCCGCCACAGGCGAAGCAGAAATGTGCGCCCAATAGCAGAGCGCCCGGATTGTCCGCGGCGCTTTTACTTTTACAGGCAGGCTTACATGACAGACAGAGACGAGGCGGGGCGCTTCGCTCCCGGCAATCGTTTTTGGGAGGCAAGGAGTTCGCACGGCGCAAAGCCAAAATTCGAAAACCCTGACGATCTTTGGGATGCGTGTGCGCAGTACTTTGAATTTGTCGAGGATACTCCTCTGTCTGAGCAGAGGGGCTTTGCTTTTCAGGGCAAGGTGACCAAAGAGGATTTCCCGCTGATGAGGGCAATGACCCTGGGTGGTATGTGTATCTTCCTCGATATCAGCCTCACAACTTGGCATGACTGGCGGAAAAATCGCCCCGACTTATCTGAGGTCATAACGCGCGTAGAGCAAATCATATATACGCAGAAGTTCGAGGGGGCCGCCGCCGGATTGCTGAATCCAAACATCATTGCGCGTGATCTGGGGCTGGCGGAAAAGAAGTTGCATGGCAATGACCCGGACAATCCATTGCCTGAGCAAACAGTTGTAACCTACCAACTGCCGGACAATGGCCGCGAAAAGGACGGTTAGGCCGCAAGCAGGACCTCAAGAGCAGTTTCTCGCCAGCTCGGCAGATATCGCGATATACGGCGGGGCTGCTGGTGGGGGGAAGACATGGGGGCTTTTGCTAGAGCCGTTACGCCATTCATCGAATGGGGAGTTCGGCGCAACGGTGTTCCGCCGAACAACAGTGCAGGTCAGGAATGAAGGGGGTCTGTGGGACGAAAGCGTCAAGCTCTATGCTCCTGCTGGTGCATCGCCGCTTGAGCATGTCCTGAAGTGGAAATTTCCATCAGGCGCGAGCGTATCATTTGCCCATCTGGAGCATGACAAGACTGTTCTGAACTGGCAGGGTTCACAGATCCCGCTGATCTGCTTTGATGAGCTGACACACTTCAGTGAAAAGCAGTTCTGGTACATGGTCTCGCGCAATCGATCTATGTGCGGGGTGAGGCCCTACATCAGGGCAACCTGTAACCCGGATGCTGATAGCTGGGTTGCGAGGTTCATATCTTGGTGGATCGACCCGGAGACGGGATATGCAATTCCAAAGCGGTCCGGCGTCATCCGCTGGTTTGTGCGGGTTGGTGATGCCATCTTCTGGGCGGATGATCCTCAAGAGCTATCGGGGCACACCGCGCCTGACGAAAATGGAGATCAGGTCCCGATACCGCCCAAGTCGGTGACATTCATTTCGGCAAGTCTGACTGACAACAAAGCGCTTATGGCGGCAGACCCGTCATACATGGCGAACCTCATGGCGCTGCCCACGGTGGATCGGGAAAGGCTGCTGGGTGGCAACTGGAAGATCAGGCCAGCCGCGGGGCTCTATTTCCAGCGTTCGTGGGTCACGATTGTAGATGCAGCACCAAGCGACATTCGGTGGGTCAGGGGGTGGGATTTGGCCAGCACACCAAAGACGGAATCCAATGATCCCGATTTTACAAGTGGGACCAAAGTTGGAGTTACGCCTGACGGCCGATATTTCGTTGCCGACAACAGATCAGATCAGGTGTCACCTGCGGGGGTAGAGCGGATGCTAAAGAACACAGCAGCAGAAGACGGGCGGGAGGTCAAAATCAGCATTCCGCAAGACCCGGGGCAGGCGGGGAAGTCACAGGTTGCCACGTTCACGAAGCTGTTGACCGGTTACAATGTCCGTTCCAGCACTGAGACGGGCGACAAGATCACCCGCTTCAACGGGTTCTCCGCCCAAGCTGAAGCGGGAAACGTGTTCGTCATTCGCGGCGAGTGGAATGAGGGCTGGTTTAATTCGCTAGAGGGGTTCCCCGAGGCTGCGCATGACGATGACGTTGACAGTACAAGCCGGGCTTTCAGCGCTTTGATCGGAAAGTCGCGAACCTCTTCGCTCTCAGTAAGAACTTACGGGCAATCATGAAGTACCAAAACCCAAAGAAGGTGGCGCGAGATATTGCAGCCATGCAGTTCCACTGGACTATGATCGACACGATCCTGGGCGGTACTGAAGCCATGCGAAATGCAGGTGAGGCCTACCTACGCAGGCATGTAGCAGAAAGCAGTGAGGACTATCAACTGCGCCTGAAACACGCGGTCTTTACCAATGTTTTCGAAGACACACTGAGTTCTGTTTCATCAAGGCCTTTTTCCAAAGAGGTTCAGTTTGACGAGTTGGACGCCGACCTGTCAGTTCTGATGTTAGATGTTGACGGCGCGGGCTCTGATCTAACTGAATTCACAAAGGAGATGTTTGAGGCAGGAACGGCTTACGGTCTGGATTTCGTTCTGGTTGATATGCCAGCAGTCGCGGCAAACATGTCGGTCCGGGATTTCAGGAGGAGCGGAAAGCGGCCTTATCTGGTGCCGGTCCGCGCGTCGGAACTGCTGGCGGTCTCCTCTGCCATGGTAAACGGCGCAGAGTTGTTTACTGAATTCAGATACGTCGCTGACTACGAAAGCGAAGAGCACGGCGCGATTGAGTGCGTTGTGGTTCTATATCGTGACCCAATTTTGGAAGATCAGACCGGGGCGATAACAGGCTATGGGCCAGCCCAATTCGAGGTTTATGAAAAGACGAGGAGTGGTGACTGGGGGATTGTAGAAGGTGGAGCGATTGGCATCGAAGAAATTCCTGTTGTTCCATTTCTGACCTCAAGCCGCATTGGAAGGTCTTGGCGTGTCCGCCCTCCAATGCGTGCAGCCGCAGAGCTTCAAATCTATCACTATCAGGTTGAGAACGGGCTGGATCACGCCACCACGCAAATCTGTTTTCCGGTCATTGCTGCAATTGGGATGGAAGAGCCGACAAACCCTGACGGAACGAAAGGGAAAGTGACTATTGGTCCTGGTACATTCATCTTTGTGCCTCCTGCTGCTGAAGGAGTAACGCCCGACCTCAAGATCATTGAAACCTCCGCTCAACCGCTTGAGTTTGTTCAGAAGCGACTGGACAGGATTGAGGCGAACATTCGCGAGCTCGGTCGTCAACCACTGGCTGCAGGATCGAATAACATCACGGTCATTGGCGCTGCACACGCATCGCAGAAAGCCAACAGTGCAGCCCAGCAATGGGCCATATCGGCACAGAACACGCTGGTGAACGCTGTGCGCCTGATGGGGGTTTGGCTGGGTAAAGAGGTTACACCCAAGATCGCGATCCACACCGACTTTGCGATCACCGCCGCGTCATCGGAAAGCGCGATGGATCACGTAGATAAAGCCGCTGAAAACGAATGGATTTCGCCGCAGCAGTGGGGAAAGGAGGCAAAGCGCCATGGCGTTTTGAGCCCCGACTACGACCCCTATGAAGATTCTGAACTGCTCGCCGGTGATGATTTCTAGAATGGGCAGGAGCCCAAAAACAACCGTAGGAACGGAACCAAATGACACTCGAAGAACTTTTAGAGGAATTGGGCCTCGAGGCAGAAGCCGGTGAGAAGATCGAGGCCTATGCATCTGCATTTGCTGCTGGTCTTAAAGCCACGAACGCAAATCTGAAATCCGAGAAAAGAAAGCTACAATCCGACCTGGCGGGGTTTTCGGGGCTCAATCTTGAGGCGATTGCAGAGGCCCTGGGGCTTGATGCAGACGAGCTTGAATATGCCGAAATCCCTGATCTGATTGCCACAGTAAAAGCTACTGGCGAGCCACCTAAAGATGACCTTCGTGTCGCTGAGCTGGAGCGAAAGCTGGCAAAGGCGACTAAGCGGGCAGAGGATGCTGAACGTAGTTCGGCAGAGACGCGGGACCGGCTTTCATTGAGGCTTGCCTCACGTGATATGGAGACGCAGGCCAGTGCAGCGATCACTGCTGCGTCCGGTTCAGTTCGCGCCCTTATGCCCCACATCAAGGGCCGGGTGAAATCCAGCGTCGATGAAGATGGCGAGATTACCCACACAATTCTCGCCCCCAATGGCGAACCCATGGAGGATGCGGCAGGTAACCCGGCAACCTTCAAAATGCTGGTCGATGAGTTTCATCGTGATGATGATTTATCCCGGAACTTTGACGCACCGGTATCGGACGTCTTGGGGGTGGGCGGTCGTCGCAAAGGAACAGCCGGGACAACAAAGAAATGGTCCGAAATGGACCTTGATGAGAAGATGGACTTGAAAGCCAAGAATCCAGCACTCGCAAGCCGCCTCAAGGCTGACGCGGTTTAGGCGCAAACTGATGTGACGCAGGAGCGTCCATTACCTGTAAATCTATGAAAGGAAAGCCCCATGACATTTCGTCTTGGTGATGCGGTAGTGGACCCCGTAGAGTTCACAGAATACACGCTTGAGCGTACAGCAGAGAGAAGCCTGTTCTTCAATTCGGGCATCGTCAGTTTCAACGAATATGCTGCATATGCAAGCAGCCCAGGTCGGCTGACTACAATGCCGTTTATCAAGGACTTGAGCGATCAAGAATCCAATATCGACAATGATGACCCAAATGACAACGCGACGCCCGAGGGTGGCAATACTGTTGAGGTGACAGCGTTTCTTCACGCCCGTAACAAGGGCATTGAGGGCATGGATTTGACTTCAATCAAGATGGGTAAGAGACCCATCACCACCCTTGCTGATCGATTCATTGATTTTTGGGATCGTGAATATCAGCGTTTCGTGGTGCAAAGCGCTTTGGGTGTGATTGCCGATAACATCGCCAATGACAACGGCGATATGGTTAAAAACGTCGCCAATGACGTTGCTTCTTCAGTCACAGCAGCAGAGCAACTGACTGCAGATACAATGATTGACGGAACCCAAACCATGGGCGACGCAAAGAACGACCTCGTTGCTATCGCCATGCATTCTGTTGTTCATGCCGGTTTGCAAAAGCAGGGTGCAATTACCCCTCTCTTCGACCCTTCAACAGGTGATCTTCAATATGACACCTTCTTGGGCAAGCGGGTATTTGTCTCCGATGCCATGCCTGCTGTGGTGGGCGCAAATCGTGTCTCATACACCTCTATCCTGTTTGCTGCTGGTGCCTTTGGTCACGGCGAAGGTGAACCTGATGTGCCTATCGGCTATGAGCGTACCGAAGCATCTGGCAATGGCGGAGGCAAAGAAGCGGTGTTCAATCGCCGCCGGTTCATGTTGCACCCCAAGGGTATCAACTTTGTGGGTCGCAAAGGCGCTGGCTTTGCAGGTGAGGGGCCGACATTGGCGGAGTTGTCATCTGCAGCGAACTGGAATCGCGCTTTTGACCGCAAGAACGTCAAACTGGCGGCCATCATCAGTAACGCCTGACCCTTGGCGGCGGGCGTTTGGCCCGTTGCTTCACGACTGGTTGGAGATATTTAATGAATAGAAATTCCTTTCTGAACGAGGTCGCCGCCAATGGCGGCCTCGTAACTGAAGAGATCTGCGAAAGGCATGGCCTTCCGAGCCCTGTAGAGACGCTTGAAGCGAAAGTTGATCAGCTTTTTGCCAGAATTGATGCTTTGAAAGCTGATCGCGAGGTAAAGCTGCAAGAAGCTGAACTGATCGAAGAGCAGATCGCAGAATTGGAAGAGCGGGCTTCTTCTATGGTGACGCCGCCGACAGAGGCTGCCGAGCTGACGCGCGAAGGTATCAAGAAGATGAAACGAGATGCCGTCGTTGAGGCTCTCGCGGGTCATGGCGTCATCATTGACAAAAACAGCAAAGCATCCTTGGCGGATTTGCGCGCCCAGCTTGAGAGCATTGTGTTCACATCGCTATGAACAGCCAGGTCGTAAGTATTCACGGCGCAACCCCTCATGGGGAACCTGTTGCTGAAATTGTCGAGACAATAGAAAGCCTTCTGGCGAGAGCAAGGGCGGGTGATATTCAGGCATTCGCCTTTGCTCTGGCACATACCGAAGGAAATGGGTTCGCAAACGGATGGGATGGAAATGCAGGCACTCGTGATCAGCTCGGGTCAGCGATTGCACACCTGAGCCATCGCTACTTCAGCGGTGCGTATGGTGACGACTGATGGCGCTGACAGTTGGTACGGATACATACGTTGATACGCCAGAGGCTGCGGACTACGCCGTATCAATGGGATTGCCCCTAAGTGGTGATGTGGTTGCTATCGAAGCGGCATTGCGGCGCGGCACACTTTGGGTTGATAACGCTTTCCATGACAGGTTTCCTGGCTCTAAATCCGCTGGTCGATCACAGGATTTAGAGTGGCCTCGTGCCGGTGCCAAAGACCGATCTGGATCGGAGATATCCGATACCGAAATTCCGCGTGAGATCGCCAGAGCTACTGTCCAAGCTGCGGTTCGTGAGCTTGCCGCGCCGTTTAGCTTGTTGCCCGATGTGACGATTGGAACGGCAAAGGTTCTCACGGATGCGGGTGGTCCTGCATGGGAGCGGGTGCGAAAGGAAGCCGACGTTGAGGATTTTCTGCCTGTTCTGACAGTTGTCGAAGGCATTCTGTCGGGCCTGATCGTGCCAAAACGTCGAGCCTCTATGTCGACAGCAAAAACACAACGGACCTGATCGTATGACTGACACAGCCGCCTCCATCGCCGCAGACGTCATTGCATCGCTTCAGGCTGACGGGATCGACGCACGGTTCACGCTGTTGAAAGCTGGACAACCGACCGGCCCTGAGCGCGACAAACGACCCGGCGTGCCGACCGAACATGAGGGCACCTGCATAGGTGTCAGCGGCGTGAAAGCGGAACGAGAAGGAATGAGTATCGAGGGGGCCGAGCGTATCTTTGCTGTTTACGGCTTGGATGTGGAGCCTTCAACTCAAGACAAGGCGCGTTTCTTCGGCCAGCCACGGGAGTGGTCAATCAAGCAAGTCAAGCCCAACACCTTTGGCGAGGGGGCGTACTCCTATTTGATCAAGCTGTCGCGCTGACGGGTCAGCCGGTTCACATAGCGGTCGGAGACATACTGCCCCTCACCGCCGATCTGCATCATGGCGAGGCCAATAATGACGTCCTCGACAGAAATAGGCGCGCTCACATCTGAGGCGAACCGCTCAAGCGCTTCGGCTTCATCCGGCTCCAGTACAAGCGTTCTGACCAGTTTATCAGGCATACTACGACAATAAGGTGAAGTGGCGTGAAGAACAACCAGCGCGCATTTCTGCGTGAACTGCGAAAGCTGTCGCCGAAGCTGGCAGAGCAGTTCCGGCTGGCAATCCGCAAAGCCAGAAAGAACATCGACTTCGACGGCCTGATGCAGGCGATCACGGCTCGCAACTACGATGCGGCGTTTGCAGCGCTCAGATTTGAGGCAGGTCTGTTCAGTCCGGTGGTGGAAATCATCACACTCGCATTTATGGGGGCAGGGGGTCGGGCCACAGATGCAATCGTATCCGAGACCCGCTCAGCACCGGCAGGGGCACGTGTGATTGCCAGCTTTGATGTTGGCAACCCAAGGGCGGCTGAACTGGCCAGAGCGCAAGGTGCAGGGCTGGTCAGGGATCTGACAGACGGTACTCGCGAGATGGTCACAGAAGCCATCCGCGAGGGTCTGGAGAAGGGGCATAATCCCCGCAAAATTGCACGGGAGATTGCGGGCAGGAAGGGTCTGGGCGGGCGCAGAGGCGGGCTGATCGGTCTGGACAATCACCGGGCTGGCTATGTGAAGAACGCTCGCCGGGAATTGGCTGATCTGGACGCGAGTTATTTCACCCGCAGGCTACGCAATCGCAACTTTGACCGACTGGTTGCCAAGGCGATTAAGGAAGGCAAACCGCTCACTGCTGCGCAGATTGATAAGATCGCCGGGTCGTACTCAGATCGGCTGCTTTATCGCCGTGCTGAAGATATCGCCCGCACTGAGGTGGCCCGTGCTCAGATCGCGGGCCAGCGTGAGGCGATGCAGCAGTTGCTTGATGGCAGCAAGGTCCGGTCGGTTGAATATGTCTGGGAGGACACGGGTGATGGAAAAACCCGCCCGACCCATGCGGAGGCTGATGGTCAGCGGATAACGCATGGCGAGACCTTCACTGTCGGCGGGTATCAAATGCTTGGTCCGGGTGACAGCAGTCTGGGTGCGCCAGCGTCCGAGACGGTCAACTGTCGCTGCTGGTCGCGGCCTGTTGTGAAAGTCGTCTGATGGCCAGATACACGTTCGCGCAGCTTGATCTTTGGGCGCTCAAGGTCCGGCACCGGATGAACTTTGTGCTGCAACATGCCGTCAACCGGCTGATCAAGACCGCGCAGACACCCATAGGCAAGGGCGGCAAAATGCCGGTCGATACAGGGGCACTGCGAAGCAGCCTGCTTTCGGAATTGAACGGCAATGCCGGTGCAATCGGTGCCGACAGCTATGTGTTCGTCGCTGGTGCCATGGAGGCTGGCGACTACGCTTGGTTCAAGTGGACAATGGAGTACGCTTACATGGTCAATCAAGGCGTTCAAGGGCGGCCCGGCGCGCACTTTGTCGAATGGGCAGCAAGGCAGTGGCAGACGTTTGTGAATGAGGGTGTGCAACTGGCAAAGGCGCGGTTCCCGTGACGGATGGTGAGATTTCACTGGCGCTGCGGACACACCTTGCAGCGCTTCAGAACAGGCCACAGACCTTTTGGGAGAATGAAGGCGGGGAGCCTGAAGGCAATCACTGGCTGGTGTATCAGCTTAAGGCACCACCCGAGCGGCGGGGCGTTTCGGCAATCCATAAGCACAACGGGGAGCTTGTGGTGGCTGTCCTCGTGCCGGAAAAAACATTCCAGTCCGAAGCGGAAAGGCAGGCAGATACGATTGTTGCTCATTTCCCCGCTGATCTGGAAATCACGCACGCCAACGGGCGTGTTCACATCATCGAAAAGGCCTATGCGAGAGCAGGCTATCCCGATGGCGCGTACTGGCGCGTGAACGTGCATGTGCGCTGGACTGCGTATTCATGTTGAAAACCTCAATAAACTAACCCAAAACATAGGAGACGATCATGTCACTATTGCTTCGGCCTGTGGCCGGAACCAAAGTATATGTGTCTGCTGTTGCGCCCGCGACAGTTGATGCAGCGGGCTACAACGCTATCCCAACTGCCGACCTGAAATATCTCGAAGGCCCTGATAACCTGGGGACTTTGGGCACAACTGTCGGCGCGAAAAACTATTTGCCAATTGACGGTGCGCAGCAGTTCTATCGCACCACACGGACCGCAGCGGAATTTGAGATGGCTCCGCCTGACAATCGCGCTGATGACGGACAAATCGTCTGCAAGACCGCCTATGAAGCGGCCAATGGCA